TCGAACATCGGAGCGACGCTAGCAACTCTCGAGAATTTATCCTGTCCTTTGCTAGGAGTGAAATTTATAACAGGTATGCCGATTTTTCTCAACTCATAAGTTAATGGCTGACCAGAGGCTTTTGCCTCTATGATAACTGTATCAGGGTTCCAATATTTGTATTGCTCCAGTGCTTCTTTACGAAGTTCAGGAAACTCCAATCGTTCTTTATGGGCATCTAATAATATCAAATTAGCAGGACTATCCTCATCAGGATAGAAAACTCCCCAGGTTGTAATAGCAGAATAGTCTGCAGTTTCTTTTTTAGAAAAAGCTGTGTCATAACTTTGAATGATATGTTGTAAAGGTGGAATACTAGGCTTTTCCCAAAGCTTCCACCACTCACGTTTTAAAATACTACCTTCTTCACTGGTTGGGTTTTGCATCCATTGTGCATTCCATTTACCTGTAGAGAGTGAAGCTCTTACACCTTCTAATTCTTTCTTCTGCCAATATTCTGGCCAGATAGGTTTACCTGATGGCATAATAGCTGGAAACTCTATGATGTGCCATTTATCTGCTTTAACATTTTTTTGTGAATTAATTAATGCACCTGTTAAATCTTTTAAACTCCAACGAGTCATAACTACAACGATTGCTCCACCGGGTTGTAAACGCTGACGTGGTCCTGATGTATACCAATCATAAGCACGCTCCAGCGCTTCTGGATTCATTGCGTCTTGTTCCGAGTGTGGGTCATCGATAATCAATAAGTCCGCACCACGGCCCGTGATTGCAGAGCCAACACCGGCTGCATAATATTCACCACCTTGTTCAGTCTCCCATTTACCCGCGGCTTGTGAATCGGGGTCTAATCTTGTTTGAAATATTTTTTGGTATTCGGGGCTATCAATTAAATTTTTAGCTTTACGTCCAAAGCGGAGCGCGAGTTCAGTTGTGTGGGTCGTTTGTATAATCTTTAGATCAGGCTTACGTCCTACCATCCAAGAGGGGAGAAGAAAGGACGCGAACTCTGACTTAGTATGCCTAGGTGGCATATTAATAATTAATCTTTTAATTTTACCATTTGCAATCTTATCAAACTTATCTGCAATTTCTTTGTGATGTCTTCCTTCAATAAACTCTGGCCACATCTCTTTGACAAAGGCCATAAAACTATTTTTAATTTTTTCTTGTTTTTCTTTTTGCTTTTTAAGCATATGCAGCTTTGCATATTCTTGTTGGCGTTCAAACGATAATGTTCGGGTAAAATCCTTCTCGAGATATTTCGGTTTCATAAAATTTTTTGCAGAATTTTTTTCACTTCTGTTTTGTTTCGGTTTTAAAATTACCACAGATTTAAGTCTAAAACAAACTGTATAGGTGTATGTCTTGGGACCCCTTTCTGTCTAGGGGAGGGTGGGCCCCAGGTTCGCAAGCACAACCTGTAATTGTTTGGGACCCCTCGGGGTGGGTGGGCCCAAAGTTCTCGAGCTATGTAGTTATTGCATAGGGTATGGGATTAATCCCATACCCTATATGTTGTGTCAAGGATTAGTTTACATATTCTTTAAATAACTTCCTAACAAATTTAATTAAATCTTTATAACCTTGCTTACTTGATAAAGGTATTTGAGATTCAATCTTAATTGCTTTTATTATTTCCTTTTCTATTTGTTTTATATTCACGCGACCTCGCTAGTTATCCAAACTTTACCAACAGCGCAACGATAACCTTGCTGGTCAAGATCATAATAAGTTATATATCTAATATTATTCTCTTGATCCCTTTTGATAATACACTTCTCATTCCACTGCGCCCGTCTCGTTATTTGTCTTGTAGTCTTGCCGTCTTTTAACTTTGGTCTTGCTTCACCATTATGTGTATTAGGTCTATAAGTTATAATAAACTTTTGACCTATGTTTAGTTTATCAATCATTTTATCCTTTCTGTTATGTATGGGATTTTATATTAAATCCCATACATTGTCAACCCTTAACTTTGGGCTATTGCCTTAATCTTGGAGGTGTCAACATTCCAAGTTAAACCAATAGTTTTAACAACCAGATTTAAACTTTGTTTAAGCTCATCTGGAGTTCCACTTTCCATTACGTTATCTATTGCCTTTTGTTTTAGGTCTTTTAGGTCTTTGAGTTTAGCCCCTTCAGGTCTTCTCTCAATTTCCCTATCAACCAAGTCTTTAGCCCATTCCCTTAATTGCTCTTCGCAATCGGATAGTCTTAACCTGTCTGTATCATCTCGGTCAAAACGATAGTCTAAAGATTTTTTTTCTTTTTTTGATTGTTTTTCAAAAAAAGTTTTAGCATCATCTTGAGCTTTTTTCATAAAATCTTCAGCTTCCTTCATCTTTGCCAAGATTTTATCTGCGCCCATTTTCTTTGCTAGTTTTTTTACAACATTATTAGTCGCTTCAGTTCTATACTGCTTGATTAATAAATGTTGCTCGTCAATTAAAGGTTGAAAATATCTATTAACTTTATTTTCAAAATGCTCTAATTGATACTTTGTCATTTTAGTCATTTGTTATCCTTTCTTTTGTTATGGGATTTTATACTACAAGTAAAATAATAAGTCAATCTTTATTTTTATTTTTTTTAGGGGAGGGTGGGCCCCGAGGTCACGAGCACAACTTATACGTGTATGCGACATTATTGACCATATACATTATGGGATTTTATGTTATATTAATATTCTAAGCAAAAAGCTTAGAGAAAGTAGAAAAGATAATATGACAAAAGAAAAAATGAAACAAACAATAGATACTATCAAACATCTTGATAGTATGAAAGCTGTCAAAGTTGCTTTTGATTTATCAGAAAGCAATCAAGATAGTATTAATAAAACAATGCAGATTGTCGGTGGCAATGTTGACAATATAAATTTACTTGCAGAAAAAATTGCAAAGCTAGAAAAAAGAATAGATGAGCTTGAAACAAAAGAATATGAAAGGGACCTCAATGAGCGACCAAAAAATTGAGGCGCTTGAAATTGGTCTTTACGAGCAATACCTCGAGGACCTAGAAAAAAAATATTATCAGGGCATCATTGCTTGGGGCCCTGATAAAGGTGATGCTTATTATTCAAAGCTTCCGAGTGAGATGGAAGCAGAGGCAGAACAGAAAGTAAAAGAATTTATGGATCGCAATTCATAAATGATTAAGCGCGAGGTTATGCTTCAACCAGCCTCGCGCCTGATCCCTGGTCCTTGAATGGAATGAGCCGGTTGAGGCGCGCTATAGAGATTACTCTTCTTGGCAAGGACCTGGGATCAGTTTAGGTAAAAAGAATTGGTAACCTATTAACGCTATCTCTGAGATAGAGCGACTGATCAATTTATCTTTTCAACCTGGGCGCGAGCGCAAGCTCGCAAGCCGGGGGGGAGGGTGGGCCCGGAGGGCTCAAGCTTGACCCGTGACAGCAATGCTGACGGAGGTGCAGGGTTCAAGCTTGACAATTGAAATTAAAAATGTTATATGGGATATTATGAGAATTGAGAAAGCAAAAGAAATTACAGGCAGCCTCTCCAAGCCTTCAAAGATGCCGGGCCACGCTTACGGTTTACCAGCTAAAGAATGCAAGACCGGGGGCAAGCTGCAGAAGGTTAAGGGCTCGACCTGCTACGGCTGCTATGCATTAAAAGGCTGCTATGTTTTTAAAGTTGTGCAGGATGCACAGTATAAAAGATTAAAAGCAATTAGACACCCGTTATGGGTCCGAGCAATGACGCTGCAGATCTCAAATAAAAAAACTAAATATTTTAGATGGCACGACTCGGGAGATATCCAGGACCTGAAACACTTAGCAAAAATTTTTGAAGTAGCAAAAAGAACCCCGGACATTGCTCACTGGCTGCCGACGCGTGAAGCGTGGACGGTTAAGTATCAGCACAAAGCGCCGGAGAATTTAAAATTAATTTTTTCTATGCCGATGGTCAATCAGGAAGCAGCTGGCAAGTTTAATTATACCTCGACTGTGGTCACCGACCCGAAGAAAGCGACTTGCCCTGCTCCGAAACAAAACAACGAATGCAAGAGCTGCCGGGCGTGTTGGGATAAGAAAATAAAAAACGTGGCCTATCTGGCCCACTAGAAAGGATAAAATGAAAGTAAAAGAGTTAATAAAACATTTACAAAGTTTAGGCAAAAAGAGGCAAAACTATTCTGTGAGAGTTATCGAGCAGGAGGACAACGGCGATCCTAATTATTGGATCGATGATATTGAAGTTAGTGACAAAGGTGACAGTGGTTATCTTCACGGCGAAATTAGATTAATTGGAAATGAATAATTTTTAGTTTAGAATCATTCTAATGTGGAAACATCCAAAATATTATAAGGAGCTCAAGCGAATTCGCAAGCAGCTAGAAAGAGAACAAGCGAACGAGCGAGCGAGCGAGCAAGCACGGGGGGTGGGTGGGCCCACGAGCCACGAGCAGGGGAGCGAGCAAGCAAGCGATCAAGCGTCCGATGAGGAAGCGAGCAAGCAACGTTGAATGTGATCCCAATCGTTGATTGCGAGGGAAGGTGTTTCGCGGTGGTCTGCAAGCAGACCGGGGAGCGAGCTACTTTTAAACAACTTTATACATTTGAGGGAAGGTATCTGTACGAGTATAAAGTTACGTTTTGTACGAGTGTAATGAAATAACTTTTGATGTGGACTGAAGCTAATTTTATTACCAGTAGCAACCTTAAGCTCTACCATAAAAAAACCACACTTATCATTGTATCCCAACAGATCCGGTACACCAAAGGATGCCCAAGATTCTAGTCTAGTCCACTGAATTTGAGGTGTATTTTTCTTTAATAGCTTCCACAATTTACTCTCTCTTACCATCGTACATTGACTTCTATCGTACGCCCGTTTATAAGTCAAATGTACGATGGAAAAAGAAACAAAACCAGTCAAAAAGAAGAAGGGACCAGCACCTGTATTGACTGAACAACAGATTAAATTTGCAGAATTATTAATATATGAGGCAGGTAGAAAGAGTCCTGCAGAGTGTGCTTTCGAGGCAGGATATAAAACTAGACCAAGACAATCAGCATCTGAATTAAGGAACCCAAGAGTATATCCCTTGGTTGCTGCTTACATAAAAGAATTAAGACAAGAGGTGCAAGAGAAGTATGGAGTTAATTACCAAAGTCACTTGCAAGAAATGGCAAGACTTCGTGATGAGTCTAGAAAACTAAAACAAATGTCCCCCGCCGTGACCGCCGAAAAGAATCGGGGCCAGGTCGGAGGATTATATGTAGACAGACAACTTAATATAAACGCCAATGTAGATTTAAGTAAATTATCTCCTGAAGAATTACAGGATAAATTAGATCAAATGTATGAAGAAGATATTAAGGATGTTACGCCTACTGATAAATCAAAACCAAAAGCATCAGAAGTAAAACAAGCCCCTGAATCCGATTAGTTAGTTCGTTTGCTCGGCAATACAATTCGTGTATTTTGGATGCCGATCTTTTTATTATTTCCATTTAGCCTCCCTTGTGGGTTTGGTCCCTTCCTCGGTGGAAGTTGGTCCCATTTTACGTTAGGCATATTCTTAGTCAAGGTTTTATTTTTCACTTATTTTCTCCATTTTTATTATACAACCTTTTGGAAATACATTTCTATCACTAAATAATTCATCACCTTCTTCGTAAGATGCAAACGTCCAAACATATTTTTTATTTTTATCAAATAAATATGCGTGAGTTATCATTGTAGATGGAATTAAACCAAGTGAGTCGTGTGCATTTGCGTGGCCGGAATCACCAGTCGGATCAATCCAAGTAATTTTATAATAATAATATCTTTTCTTTTTTATAACAACAGATTTATATTTTGATTTTTTAGGACGTCTCATATTATATCTTATACTGTATAGTGAAATATTTGGGCAAAAAAGTTTTCAAAAAAACAAAAAGGGTCGCGCACGCCGAGTACATCTGTGCCAAGCCATAATTGCCAA